CAATACTGCGTATGGTCAGGCAAATGATGCATACACCAGAGCAAACACAAAACTAGACTCTGCTGGTGGAACAATTTCTGGTAACTTAACAGTCACAGGAACTCTAACTGTCAGCGGTAATGTTTCTTCTATTAATACACAGTCTATTTCTTCTGTAAGTAATGAGATTATCCTTAATTCCAATGCATCTGGTGCACCAACTCTAGATGGTAAACTTACAGTCAATCGCGGATCTTCTTCTAATGTTACATTGCTGTGGAATGAAACCGCAGATAAGTGGGGTTGGACAGATAATGGAACAACCTATTATTACTTTGAAGATCTTCGAAGCGGATTAGCAACACATAACACAACATTTGGAACGATTAATACTTCTCTCGGAACTATTAATACCAGTTACCAAGCAGCATATGCTCAAGCCAATACTGCCACTACAAATGCTGGTAATGCTTATGGAACTGCTAATACTGCAGCAACAAATGCATTAAATGCGTATGGACAAGCAAATGCTGCCTATGCGCAGGCAAATAGTGCTTATGGTGCTGCTAACAATCGTGTGCTCAAAGCTGGCGATACGATGACAGGTCAGCTGAATATTTCATCTGGTGGATTGTTGGTTACTGGTGATGTTGGATTTGGTTCTTCGCCAGCATTTACATCAGGTTCAGGTCTTGAAATTCAAAGAGCAACAGCAACTGCAACACTTCGATTAGATTCAAGTTCATTTGCTACTGAGTTGTATGGGTACACAGGCGGCACAGGTTTATTCCAGTTAAGTGCTGGATATCTTGATCTTGGTACAAATAATACAACTAGATTAAGAATTGACGCAAATGGAAATGTGTCGATTGGTGCAACAACTGCGTCGTCAAGACTTTATGTTGTAGGAGATGGAGTAATATTACAACCATCTAGTTATGGAGCAAGTTATGTTGCAGGTCTTAAATTTAGAAATGAAGCCTATCAACATTGGACAATTGGCGGAAAGGGTAGTGGATTTGTAATTGCTACGACTGGAAGCGCAGGTGGTCAAGTTTGGGATGCCACACCTTCTGATAAAGTAACTGTCGAATCTGGCGGCAATGTTGGTATAGGCACAGGATCGCCAACTGGAAGATTAAATGTTTATGTAGACTCAGACACCAATATTTCTATTGGCGAGCATCCATCATATGGTGCATATAACGCTATATGGTCACCAAGCAATGATTATGTTCTTTTGTGGCAAAATGGTGGTCATACATTCTTGAATGCTAGAGGAAGTGGTGACATCTTTTTTCGCGAAGATAACAACACATTGATGACACTTACCAACGGTGGTAATTTAGGCATTGGCAACTCTCCAGCATCAAGGCTAGATGTTAGTGGTGTATCTAGTCTGAGAAATGGAATTCAGTTTTTTAGAGTCAATAGCGCCAGCACAGGTCTTTCGTTTTACAACAGCACATATTCTGCATGGTGTGTATACATGGCGGCGACTGGCGTCACGAGCTGCGGACCTCATGGCAACTTTACATCACCAGGTTCAGGGCATGGTGTGACATCATGGGCACTGAGAAGTTTTATTGAAAATTCTTCTGGATATGGATTTACATGGGAAACAGGAACATCTACTGGCAACCCAACCGTTATCGCTGGACTAGAAGCATCTACTGGAAACTTTAGTGTTGCTGGAACAGTAACTGCTAATTCAGACGAAAGAGTAAAGAAAAATATCAGACGCATCGACAATGCTCTTGATAAAGTTAAGAATATAGATGGCGTATACTTCGAAAAAATAGATACTGAAGAGAAGAGCGTTGGTGTTATTGCTCAACAAGTTGAAAAAGTTTTACCAGAAGTTGTTAAATTGGGTGATCCAAATGATCCAGATTCAATTAAATCCGTTGCCTATGGTAATATGGTTGGATTGTTAATTGAAGCAATCAAAGAACAACAGAAACAAATTGAAGAACTCAAAGCCAAGCTGATTAACTAATGTCATATTTTATAGGTTCAACTCAAGTATTTGGCGGAACAGGTGGATTGCCACCAAGATTTACAACAACTACAAGACCAGCAAGTCCAGTCCAAGGTCAGGTAATTTTTAATACTTCCATCAATAAGATGGAAATGTATGATGGTTCTGTTTGGCGGGAAACATCTAACGAACGACCATTTCTTTATCGTCAAATTATTACAACTGGTTATGTTCTTGCTGGATATAAAGACAGTGTTCCTTGGAAGAATGTAAACAAGATGGTTCATGCCACAGATGTGTGCACAAATCTCGGTGACCAATTAGCCTATGTTGGTGCATATTCTTCAGGTGCCTGTAGTGAAACTTTAGGATTTATTTGGGCATTCGATAATTCTGGAATTGGTGCAGGAACTCTAACATCAACATTCAATATGGCAACCGAAACCAGTGCTGGATCTGATACTTTATGGAACATTCGAACAAGTAGAGATGACTGTGGAACAGTTTTTAAAGAGCATCAATATGCTTACATTATTGGTGGTGGAACTGCTGATATTGACATCTTTAATTTAACAACTGGTACAATGCTTAAGACGGAAACTGGTCCAGATTCATCGACCACAAATAATGGCAGTACAGTTAATGATGAGAATGCTGGATATTTTTGGGGAGATAGTGGCGCATCTGTGAAAGTAAATTTTGCAACAGGTCCAATGAACTATACTCTTGGAACAGCAGGAAATATTGTTGCTGCCCACAGTCAACAAAAAGGTATTAACAGCAAAATTGGTCGCGGGTGGGCTGGAAATGAAGGATCATATAATGGTGGTTATAATCTAAGAAGATTTCAGTTCTCCACAGAAACAAGTTTGGGTACTGTAGCAAAACCAGTCACTAATTGTGGCGAGGAAAATTTTGATATGGGTCAGGCTCACCAATACATGATGGGAAATTATGACGGAGCTCAAAATAATAGAGGTTGGAAATTTACATATGCATCTGAAACAGGTGTAGAATTGGGCGCAGGTTCAGTTCGAACAGGAGTTCCTGGTGCATCATCTGGACACTGCGTGTGGAAGGGTTAACAAATGTCGTTTAAAATTGGATCAGATACTGTAATTAACTCTACTGGCTTTTTAATGCCAAAGTACACAACAACTACAAGACCAGCAAGTCCAACACAGGGACAGGTTATTTTCAATACCTCAACTGGTAAAATGGAGATGTATGATGGCACTAATTGGAGAGAGACTTCCAATGAAAGACCATTTTTATTTCGTCAAGTTATTACAACTGGATATGCGATGGCAGGATATAAAGATGCTGCTCCATGGCGTAATGTGAACAGAATGGCACATGCCACAGATGTCTGCACAAATCTTGGTGATCAATTAGATGTTGGTGCTGCGTATACTTCTGGTGCTTGCAGTTTAACTTATGGGTATGTTTGGGGAGCAGATAATGCTTGGCCAGGCACAACGACAACAACTGTTGCATTTAATATGGCAACAGAAACAACTGGTGGGCAAAATGCAAGTTGGAATATGAGATTAGCAAGAAACGACTCAGGAACAATATTTAAGGAACATCAGTTTGCTTATATTCTTGCTGGTGGTTCATCAGAAGTGGATATATTCAATCTAACTACAAACACAATGCTAGCAACAAAAACTGGTCCAACTACTATTGATGGACAAGACGGTTATCAATATGGAGTAGGAACCCTTAATGATGAGTTATGTGGATATGCTTACGAAGATAGCGGAACAAAAGTTAAATTGAATTTTTCAACAGGCGCAATGAATTATTCGATTGTCTCTGGCGCAATTTATGGAAATAACTCGCAGCAAAAGGGTATAAATAGTAAAGTTGGTCGAGGCTGGTGCGGTTCGAACGGAACTTACAATGGTGGATATAATCTTTTTAGATGGCAATTTTCTACCGAAACGAGTCTCGGCACCGTATCTAAACCAATAGGCGATTCGGGCGAAGAAAATTTTGATATGGGTCAAGAAAGGCAATATATGATGGGTATGTATGATGGTGCGCAAAATAATCGCGGATGGAAATTTACTTACGCAACAGAATCTGGAGTTGAACTTGGAGCTGGTTCAGTAAGAACTGGTATTCCTGGAAGTTCTTCTGGTCACTGTGCATGGAAAGGATGATAAATTATGGCAAATGATATTGTAAAACCTGATCTTACAAGGTTACATAACGAGCTTGTAACAAATACTGCAGTTTTAACACCTCCCCATAAAGAAATGGTTGAGAGGGCAATTAATCAAGCATTCACTTTACCTGAATTCAAGGCAAAACATTTTATCGGCAAGGCACAAATGACGCCTTATGCAGAATTAAAGCAGTATTTGATCGAATTAAATGCTCGAGAAGATCTTGTTGAAAAACTTGAATATGAATACTCAAAATTATATTTGCAAAAAGAATTAGAAATAGAGAAGATGGACGCGACCGAGAGCGACGCAGAAAAGAAACTTCATCTATTAGAAGTTATGAAGTATGAACGATCATTGAAGCGTCAACAAAATGCGTTGTATGCTGCATATCAAGAAAGAGAATTGTTTTTAAACTTAATTGATAAATTTAATAATTCTCCACAAGGCAGACTTCCAGATGGAAGATTAATTTATGACGCCGTGCATGAAGATCCTTCTGTTGCCGAAAAACTAGAAAAAGAATATTGGACTATTCGTTTAGCAAAACAAACAGCAATGGACATGATCGCATATGGGCGCGCAGGTGTTGGTAATATGGATGCAGTTATGATGCTGGAACAAGACCAACAAGAACAGGTCATGCAATTGGCTTCTGATTTATTTGTGCGCAATGAAGTCCGAACACAACAAATGTTAACTGCGGCAAATAAAAGTTTAGAACTTGGATATGAAGGAACTGAATTAACCAAACTCATGGGCGTAGAACCAAAGGCAAGAGAAGATGTATATCTTATTCAAAGCAGTCAGCAGTGATAAATTAGGCATAGTCCAAATAGTTGGAAGAATCCTAACATATGCAGTTGGGTTCATTCCAGATACACATGTTGATATTATTGAATATTCACATTTAAAACCAGTAGTATTACCAGCAGATGTAGCAAATGCTTGGATGTTTTTCAGTTTACCAAGAGAATATATTAATGTAAGACCCAATACACTCCAAAATGAGAAGTTACAAATCGCTGAGAGTTCAGAGTCTAGTGATCAAAAGGTCAAGTATTATCTAACTGATGCAGATAAAGCAAATGCTGTTGCTTTCATGAAAGCATTAATGCGATACATGCTAGATGAAATTTATGATAAGAGATTTATGCAGCAAAGTTTACAGGTGAGTACGCTCGAATTTAACACTTGGGCTCAGCAAAAAGCTGAGGCAGAAGCATATAATTTAGACAATACAACACCGACCCCTCTACTATCAGCGTTAGCAACAAGTCGAGGCATCACTCTCCAACAGATGGTAGACAAAGTAAATGCTGCAATAGTTTCTTACAATAACACTATTGCAACAATGCTTGCAAACAAACAGGCTGTTGAAACTGAAATTAAAGCCTGTTCATCAATGCTTGAATGTAATACGCTACTCCATAATCGTTTTGATTTGACTATGGCGCCAGCGCAAGCTGCAGCGGCAGGAATTACAACCAGTTCTAAATTAGATGTTTAATATCATGGGTTTGTTATGTTTTCAATACCAATTAATCCAAAACTAAACGAAAAACAATTTTTCGAATTCTATAATTTTTGCAAAGAGTACAAACCATTTATCTATGATTTGTATTTTACTTGCAGAATGCCGCCATTTGTTCAGGACGCTATGGGCGATGTATTCGTCACTGACATTGAAGCCCCGATAGAAAATGCAATAAACATTCAAAATTCCTTGGGTATTCGCATATCGGCGACTTTTAATAACACACTCGTTCGCCCTTCTCAAGAAAATTTAGATTTGTTTATTCATAATTTTAAACAATTATATGATTATGGAATTAGATCTGCAACAATTCCCCACACTCATTGGGTTGCAACTGGACAAATCCAAAAAGCATTTCCAGAGTTGCAGATTAAAAACACAATTCTCAGAAATGTAACGAGAGCAAATGAAGTTGCTAAACTAGCAGAAGCAGGGTTTCATTATGTGAATCTTGATCGAGATTTAATGCGAGACCGCGATGCATTAATAGAATGCAAGAAAGCAGCAGACAAGTATGGGATTAAATTATCACTACTTGCAAATGAGGGTTGCCTCGGTAATTGTCCAATGATGGATGAACATTTTCAGTTTAATAATACTCGCATATCAAAAACGCCACAATACTTTAATGATGTTATTTCAAGAGTCTCATGCCCTAAATGGGATGTTGAGGATTCTGCTGTTCCATTAAAGACTGCGGACTTTCCTCCATGGCGCGAAGATTGGCTTGAACTCATGCAATATGTTGATGTGATTAAAATGCATGGTCGCGAATCATATCGTAGATTATATGAAACTATGGATATTGTCAAGAGATACGCTGCTGGCGAAGAAATATTGTTTGATAAATTTAACGATTATCTAGAAGAAACAAATCTTGTTGACAAGCCAATCAATGCATGGCGAAAGATCATCAAGAACTGTAAGTTTAACTGCTGGGATTGTAATTTTTGCGATAAAGTTTTTGAAGCCAAATCAGCTGATAAATCCCATCCATTGATTTTAGCTGTCTCAAAAGAGCTTGTAGATTCTGTGAACTATGATATTGAATATAATGTTCCTGGGTTAACTGCCCCAAGAGTTCAAAAATTGCTGCACGGATTATCTAAACACTGTAACAATTATCTTGAAATTGGCACCGCATTGGGTGCAACAGCAGTTGCCATCGCAAATACCTGCACAGTTACATGTATTGATGATTGGTCTCAAGAGATTCAACCAGCCAGTGGTGAATTTGAATTACCAAATAATACTAAAGAAACATTTTTGAAGAATATCAAACGAGAAGTAAGATTATTTGATAGTAATATGATGAAAGTGGATACATCTGAAATTCAAGGCATTGATTTGTTCTTCTATGATGGTCCTCATTATGAAACTGAAACAAGAGATGCAATTATTCATTACAGTAAATCTTTGGCTGAATATGCAATATTGGTATTTGATGATGCTAACTGGGATCCAGTTGTCAAGGGAGTTGATTCTGGAATAGAGGCATCTGGACTGATGCCTATCTATAGTAAGAAGATTCTAAACAATCTTGAAGATAAAAGTATGTGGTGGAATGGTCTTTATATTTTGGTGGTGAAGCGTGGAAATATTTAAATTATTAGAAGCAAACCTTTTTGTTAAAAAAGTCGGAACGCAAGAACAAATAGATGATTTGAAAAGCCAAGCATTATGGCATCGTGAAAATGAGCCAGAAAATATGGCTTTTACAAACTATGGATGTTGGCGCTCGGAATTTAAATATAAAAATCATAATTGGCTTATCAAAGAGGTTATGGATTTAACTGAGAAGGCTATTGAGTTTTATACTCTTGTTGATCCAACATACAAAGATAAGGTTAATTATTATAGAAATCCACAAGTAAGATATTGGACCAATGTAAATGAGCCTGGTAGTAAGAACGCATTACATCATCATGATTTGCATCATTTTGTTGCTTGTTACTACTTGCAATGTCAAGATACAGGTAATTTAGTTTTTTATAATCCAGCAAATCTATTAGAAAACTGCCATCCATTCTCTCCTTTCGTATCAAGAATGGCATATGTTCCAAAAGATGGTGATTTAATATTATGGACTGGATGGGTTCCTCACGAGACTGAGATAAATCAATCTGATAAACAACGAATCAATATAGCATTTAATATTCGATATGAAACCCCACAAGGCACAGCGCGATGAAAATTGAATTCTTTTCTAAAGTATATGGCGTTGCCGACACTTATCCGATCTTAAATGCTAAAGATATAATTCCTAACTGGGTTCAAGAAGCCAGAATGGATTATATAAAATCAGATAAGAGGGATCTTCATATCTTTAAATGTCCAGGAATCATTGATGTGCTAACAGCAGGATTTGTTGTAACTGCATGGCACGATACTGATATTGAATCAACGCCAGATAAAATGACAATTACGATTCCAGATGTTGGATTAAATGAATTACTTGACAAACGAGGAAATACAACTCAATTACAAACAGCCCAAGGAGTTGCAAAATATCTCCCAAAAAGACCATGGAGTCAAAAATCTATCGTAAAAATTAATACGCCATGGCATGTTCTTGCTCCTCGTAATGTGAAGTTTATGTTTATTCCATTACCATATACAGACCAGTTTTTATTTGAAAGCACAATCGGAATACTAGATCCAGGTATCTCGAGCGAGGTAAATGTTCAAGGATATTGGAATGTTGATTATGGTAAACATACAATTAAAGCAGGAACACCTCTATGTCAAATTATTCCATTAACTGAAAAACAATATTTAATGATCTGTAGAGATATGAATAGTAGAGATGAATTATGGCTAAAGAAAAGAAAATTCTTAGACAATTTCTCTTTTGTATTACAGCGAAACAAACTTAAAGAAGCCTACTATAAGCATATAAAGTCATGATAGATGTAATTTTTCCAACATTTGTTTATATTAAAGATTTCACTGGCGATGAATTGTTGACAATTCAAACCGAGATTCGGAATGTTTTACCAAAAATAAAACAACAAGAACATACAGGGTTGGCTGGAAGAATTAACAGTTCTTTTGACTTTACAAACAGTAAACACACAAATGATGTGGTTGAATTTGGATTACATTGCTTTAAAAAATGTGTACAGTCTGCAGCTGATGAATATCTTCATTCTTTACAATATCAAGGTGATAGATTAAATTTAGAAGGATCATGGGTAAATTTCTTCAATAAAGATCAATTTTATCATGATCACAGCCATCCATATGTAAAAGTTGCTGGAGTTTATTTCTATCAAACAAATGGTGTAGATGGGAAACTTCGATTTTCCAATCCGAATCAACATATGTTTTTTAACAACTTTCCAGCAGATGGAATGAGTGAGCAATATGTAACTTATCCGCCTGTACAGGGCAGACTTATGCTTTGGCCAAGTTGGTTAATACATAGAGTGGAAACGAATAATTCAGACGAGCAAAGAATTAGTATAGGAGTAAATTTCAAATGACATTGTTAGCAGGTCTCTGGTATGTGCCATATCTGGCAATCATCATGGTCCTTTCTGCGTGGGCAAAGAAAACTGGCTTCTTCATGCCAGCCTATCGTTGGATTGCCACTAATATTAAATCTAAACGAGCCGTTGTTGCAATTATCAGTGCAATGACTGGTGTGTTGCCGATCGAAGGTCGCGTGACTGTTTCGGCTGGATTCTTAGATACCATTGCACCGAATAATGAGAAACGAAGACTCTATGGAATCATTGATTATCTTTCTACGCATCATTACTATTTCTGGTCTCCACTCGAAAAAACTGTCATTCTTCCGATGGCTGTGCTTGGGTTGTCTTATCTTCAATTCGTAACTCTTGTTGCTCCATTAATTATCACCTGCTTACTCGTAGCAGGGTTTTATATTTTCTATGTTTTAAAAGAAGATGATGTTGCGATTGACCTAGAGAAGAATCAAAAGTGCGATCATCACCATGAAACAAAATGGTTTGATTGGAAAATTCTCGCCATCGTTGCTGGTGTAATTATTCTCGGAAATTATATCAAGTCATTCGACAAAGAGATGCTTGAGATTGTACAGAATAATGGATCGCTCGCTGTTGCAACTGTATTAAGTTTTCTATTCAGTTTCGCAATGGGATCCTCGAGTAAATACGCAGGATTTGTTTCTCTGCTCGCGACAGTATTCGGACCACAGTATCTGCCACTGTTCCTTGCTGTAGATTATACAGGATACATGCTCTCTCCGACGCATAAATGTTTTGCAGTCGGAAAAACCTACTTTGATACTCCGATCGAGGAGTTTTACAAGGCAATCGCGCTGCTCTGTGGCTCGCTTATTCTTGTTTCCTTTATTATGATTGCACTATAAATAAAGAAAACAATTTATGCGAGTGATCCATGACAACAGTAGTCTCAGTCGCCCAAGGTGGAACAGGGTCGAATAGTGCAGCGTTAGCGCGAACGGCACTCGGTGTTCCTCCATCTGCTGCCTATGATCAAGCCAACACGGCGAGAGATCAGGCGAATACTGCATATGCACAAGCGAACTCTGCTTATAGCGACGCAAACACTCGCCTCTCTGCTTCTGGTGGAACTCTTGCTGGTGATCTAATCATCACTGGAAATCTTACAGTTTCTGGCAACTCAACAACACTCAACACAGAAATTTTGACTGTTGAAGATGCAGATGTTGTTCTCCTATCAAATGTCGCGAGCACACCAGCACTCAATGCTGGGATCATCGTCAATCGTGGAACATCAACGAATACATTTTTAAGATGGGATGAAGTGACAGATAAGTGGGGTTGGAGCGACGATGGCTCGACGACCTATAAATTTACCAGCGCTCTCGATGCCTATGCGCAAGCCAATAGTGCATATGGTGCAG